TTCAAATTTCAAAAAATCACCTCTTTAAGCCTTTAATGCGTTGTGGGTTTGTCTGTAAATTTCAAGTCTTGATAACGCTTTCGGGCTGTTGTTCGTTTGGTTTATGGTCTTGCTGTTGTCGTAATTATATACGTTTCCACTACTTGATTTACTTCCTGAAATTGTCGAATTTAAGCCGGAAGCATTGCTATCTGTAGTAAGATTCTTTGCAGCTGTGTAAATCTCTGAACTAAGGCTCTTAAATGCGCTTACCGCTGTGCCTGCTTTGCCTGAAATCCCCTCTGCTAAGCCATAAACTAAGTTATAACCGATTTCTTCTTTCATCAACTTTGACGGTGAATGAATTCCGAAAAAGCTCTTTAAACTATCGGTCACACTACTTGCAAATGATGAAAGCTGACCTGTCAACCACGAGAATTTGTCTGAAATTCCGTTCCATAAGCCTGTTACTATGTTTGAACCGATGCTTTTAACCGAATCCACAAGACCGTTGAATTTATCCGTTACGGCATCCGCAACCCCTTTGACCTTGGTCGAAACATCGCTTTTGATAGTGTCCCATATGTCTGAAATCGTGCTTGAAAGTTCGTTGAAAATGCTCTCAACGCTTGATTTTATTCCATTTACTGTGTCTGAAACGTCTGTTGAAATTGTGCTCCATGCACTTGTTATTGTGCCTGAAATTGCACTCATAATGCTTGTTACAGTTGATGAAATAGAATCGAAAATACTCTTGATTTTATTTTTGATAGCTTCTAATTTTCCCGAAATCGCAGTCTTTATTGATTCCCATATCGAACTTATAAAGCTTGCTATAGGCTTTAAAACGTTCTCAATTATTAACTGAATCGCATTCCAGATTGTTTCTATTTTATCTTTGCACCAGTCCATGACGGTCGTTATAACAGTTCGGATTATTTCAAATTCTGTTTGATAAATAGATACAATTGTATTTATAATTGTACTTATTACTGTGTATATTCCGTTCCAGATTGTTGAGAAAAATTCTGCTATTGCTGTGAAAACTGTTTGTACTGTTGTGCTTATTGTTTGCCATGCTGTGGATAGAAATATTGTTATATTTGTCCACACTGTCTGAACTGTTGTTGAAACTGTCTGCCAGATGGTTGTGAAGAACGTGCTTACAGCTGTCCAGACAGTCTGAAATGTCGTTGAAATGGTTTGCCACGTTGTGATGAAAAAGTTCTTGATTGCTTCCCATACCGTTGTGACAACTGATTTTATATTATCCCATAGATTTATCCAGAATTGGCGAAATTCTTCATTTGTATTCCATAAATATAAAAACGCTGCAACAAGCGCAGTTATCGCCGTTATTATTAGTCCTATCGGATTTGCAGCCATGACAGCATTAAGAACCGACATTGCAGATGAAATTTTCGGAATTATCGTTAAAACAGTACCGACAATGGAAATTATTTTGCCTATTGCAATTAGCACCGGAGCGACTGCTGCAACTATTCCTGCGATTGTTACGATGGTTTGTTTTGTTCCATCATCTAAATTTGAAAACCATGTTGTCAACGCTGAAACTTTATCAGCTAATGCTGTGATTACAGGCGAAACGGCTTCCATTATAGCTCCGCCAAGGTCTGTCATTGCATTTTTCAGCTGATTTATTGCGATTTTTATCGTTGTGGAGTTGGTCTGTAATTTATCAAATGCTGTATTGGTAGCACCTGAACTATCCTGCATTTCTGACAAAGTAGCGTTGAAATCATCTGCACTGTCACCAAGAAGAATAAGCCCTGCCTTAGCTGCTTCCGAACTTGACCACATATCACTGAATGAAAGTCCTTGGTCACTTGCTGATGTGTTGATAATATCCAGAACATCAGCTAAGCTGTAGCCACTTTCCATCAATTCAGAAAATGATTTTCCTGTCTGCTCTTGCAAAATATCCGAAACGTCCGTGCCTGATTTTCCCAATTCATTAAGCATTGAGTTCATGTACGTTGTTGATTCAGCTGTCGCAACACCGTTTGCTGTCATTGTCGCATAGCCTGCACAAAGTTGGTCAAGTTCTACGCTGTAAGCGTTGGCGGTCGGAATGATTTTACCCATTGTAGATGCAAGGTCACCAACTGTAGTTTTACCGAGATTCTGTGTCTGAATAAGCATATCAGAAACATTGGTTACATCATCGGCTTCAAGTCCGTAAGCATTCAATATTGTTGTTAAAATATCAAGTGCATCGCCTGCTTCTGCAAAGCCTGCCTTTGCAAGTTTTGTTGAATTGGTTACAAAATCTACTGCATCGCCTGTTGATTGCCCTGCGGAAATTGCATTGTAGACATTATCGGCTATTTCTGTGGAACTTATCCCAGTCTGATTTGATAAATCAAGTATTGACTGTTCTAACTGGTCAATAGGAACTTCGCTTTCATCGGCAATTGTTGCAACTTTCGCCATTGCATCTTCAAAATTCATTGCCAGTGTTGCGCTTGCTGTTCCTATGCCTGCGATAGCTGCACTTACAGGAAGTAATTTCTCACCTACTCCTGAGATTTTATCGCCGACATTCTGTAAGCTTGTCCCTGCACTTTCAATCTTTTGCAGTGCCGTTGTTGAGCTTTCCGCCTGCGTTTCAAGACTCTTTAATTTCTCTTCTGTGTCGACTATCTCACGTTGCAATGCATCGTATTGTTCCTGCGAGATATCGCCATTTGCAAGGGCGGTGTTTGCCTGCTCAGCAGCAGTTTTCAGGGTTGTTAATTTCTCTTTTGTATCGGAAATTTCCTGCGTTAATAATTTCTGTTTTTGTGCAAGTAATTCTGTATTTGTAGGGTCAAGTTTCAACAGTTTTTCAACATCTTTAAGTTGTGACTGCGTACTCTTGATGTTGCCGTTGACTTCTTTTAATGCAGAACTTAACTTGGTTGTATCACCGCCAATTTCAACGGTAATGCCCTTTATTCTGTCAGCCATATTGTTTTACCACCTCTTTTTAAAACTTATCAAAATCCCTCTGCGTTGCCTTATATGGATATTTATAATCATCGTTTGACTGTTCTTTGAACATATCATCTATCAGACCGATTGTGAACAAATCAAGTTCACTGATTGAAACGCCCATCTGACAGCAACGCAAAAGGAAAAGCGGTGTGGTCATTTCACGGTCAATTTGTCTTTGTTTTTTTTTGACTGTGCAAATGATTCTGTATTTAATTTCCAAAGCTCCAGAATCTGTGGTAATACCTGATAAATTGAGAATGTTTCAAAGTTTTCAAGCCATTCATCAATATTGTTTGGTACACTTGAATCTGCGTGCTTTGCCATGATATAGGCGACATTTTCAAACATTTCAAGACTTTCAACAGACAATGTTGAATTTTCTGAATCGCTTTCGCCCATATCTTTCTGCAAATTGGTCATATCCTGAAAAATGTCACGTCTGAATTTAAGACGGTACATTCTCGGTACGGCTGCACTTGCTTTGAATGCGACAGGCTGTCCGTCAATTTCGATTTCTTTAATTATACTCATATCTTAACCTTAACTCTTTGTGTATGTAATGACTGTTGGATATGCAGAATATGAGCCTGCACTTCCCGATGTATACATACTAACGAATGCTTCAACTGTGGTTGATTCTGTAATTTCAATAGGTGCTGTGTAGGTCTGATAATCACCTGAATAATTCAATCTGTACTTAATTACACCCTTATTTTCATCAACCGCAGCACTTGTGAGAGTAATTTTTGCACTGTCTGTAAATACTGTTGTCAATGGTGAATGTGAGATTGAATAGTCAACATCTGTTGATGATTCTGTTACTTCTATTGTTGGAATTTCTATTCTCTTATACCAGTTGTTGTACTGTTCTATCGTTGTGGTCGAGCAAGTCTTCTTCTTTACAACACCGTTGTCAAGAACGCCTACAGAAAGCGATAATGTTTCTGTCTGTACTTCCTTTTCATCTTCTGTTGTGCTGCCCTCTAAGCCTGAACGTGAAGCGGTGCATTTAAACAGGCAGTGTCTGATGTGGTTCTTATCGCCATCAAATTCAAACAACAGTGCAAATTCTGAAACTTCTGCTGTATTTGTTTCTACCATGTTGCCATATTCATCAGTGGTACAGCCGAGAATTTCCTTTTCAAAATCCTCTGTAATGAGTGCAACTTCGAGGTCACCGTCATATCCTGATGTATTGGATAATACATAGTAAATTCCGTTATCAGCATAGAAATTTGCATTTTCTCCCGAAACATCAAGAGAAAGTGATACAGCACCCGGGAATCTTATTGGGTCGCCGTAAATTGGAAGACCTGTTGTATCATCATACTTTACGATTTTTGCCCAGTACAACTTGTTTAAACCAAATCTTACTTTATTTTTCTTCATTTTTTCTTATCCTTTCGACTAAAATTTACACCTGCATTTCATATAAAACTTCAAACATTTCCTCACTATCTAAGTAGCTTTCGGTTTTGTTGAAAAATATATGATGTGCTTTCAGTACTTCTTCTACCATTTCTTCGATAAATGGCGATTTTTGCTCTGTATAAAGCTCTATATCAAGGTTTTTTATGCTATAATACATTTCATTGTCCGCCCCGAAATTATCGGTTTTCGGCACATAAAATATAACATATGGCAACTTTGGAGCTTCATTTTCGGCAAATTGATAATATGCGTATGGCAGACCAATTTCGCCTACCATATCATTGATTTGTTCAAATGTCATTCTTGTATTGCCTTTTTTATCAGGGATTCCAACAATTCAACGCCTGATTGTTCTGCTGTGGCAATATGCACACGTGCAGCAACTCTTCCACCGCCTTTTTTAGCGTGCCCTTTTTCCAGTAGATGTGCTATCTGATAGCGGTTTTTTGAATAAACAGTCATTTCCAATGCATGGCTGTTTTCCATCGTTTTCTTTGTTGCCCAACTCTTCTGATATCTGCCTGTCTGCTTTGGTGCACCTGATTTAATGTCATTCTTGACCTGTGTTGAAACCTTTTTGACGGCTTTTTTCATGTCGTCTTCAACTAAATTGCCATAGTCTTTTAAGCCTATGATTATTTCATCTGCCATTTTATCTATGGAAACACTTCTGTTTGACATTAAAATCATCGCCTTTCCTCAGACACCAAGCCGTTATTTTTATATAGTCTTTTCGGTTGAAATCGTATTCAACGCTGTCGATATCAAAAATTGTACCTCTGAAAATAATTCTGTGACTTGTCGAAATAACATTGCGTGTTGCCTTGCTCTCACGTATATAAAACACAAGAGTCTGCTTATCCGAAGTAACTCCTGCACCTGTTTCTTCGCTCGATGAGTTCACTGTCACATACGACCAACAGCGGAAATATTCTTTCCATTCGTTTCTGTGATTTCCTACCTCATCAACGTGAACTATTGGCTTTTCAAGGACTATTCTTTGATTTAAATTTCCGATTTCCACGCTATAACACACCCTCTCGCAATGCAAACAACTGATGTCGTAACATTTCATTTAAATGATGATGGTCAGCTGTATTTCTGTTTTCATACAGATATGATACAGTATATTTTATAGCTGTGTAGGTCACGTCTTTATTTTCTTCTAATTCTGTTTCGTTGATTCGTCCTGTGTCCATAACAAGGCGTTTTGCTGTATCAAAGAGTGAGAGGATAAGGTCGTCCTCATCCTCTCCATCCACTCTCAGATACGTTTTTAAATCTTCGAGTGTCAACATATTTTAGTACCTCTTATGATTTGTTCATCATGTTTGCATTCTGCAAATTTGCAAGCAGTTTATTGAAATCCTGTATGAGTTCTTTCACTGTCGTTGCGGTGCTGTTTGCCTGAAAGTCAAGCTTATTGCTTGCGTTATCAAGTCCGATAACTTTTGCACCCTGTTCTATTTGCAGAGTACCGCCGATGACGAGCTTGTCGCCACCGTCTGTACTGTAATTTTTTGAGTTATACAATTAACTCACCTCTTACTTGATAGCAAGTGTCTTGACAGCCTCAGGTAAAATGAGCTTTCCGTCTACTCTTTCATAACCACGGAATCCGACCTGTCCTGTCATTGCATAAAGTTCATTGAGTCTCTGGAATGTTCTGCCCTCACGGTCTGCAATCCAGTAGTAAGACATATCACCAAATGCAATGCAACGTGAACCGCTTTCGGCTGTTGGTGCGTATGCAGATGTATAATATGGGCGGTTGAGAATTGTATCAGGTAAATCAGCTGAAACGGCTGGACTCCAGATATAATTTCCTGTTGAATCCTTGATTTTTCTCAGGAGTTTAACAGATGAATCGTTGAGAAGCCATACGCCTTTCTTTCTGTATGGTGTGTTTACAGAATAGAATAATTCGATAATATCATCAAATGTAATAGATGCACCTGATGTTGTTGCACCAAGTTCACCGCCGTTTGTTGTATCAAAAATACCTGTTGGTTTACCGTTACCATCACCAACGAAAAATGCTTCTTCTTCCTTTGCACCTACACGTCTTGCAAATTCCTTTGAAATATAGGCTTCGAGGTCAAATGCTGAGTCGTTGAGGAGTTCTTCGGAAATCTTGATTGCAGTGCCTACCTTGTATGCGTTGAGTGTTGTCTGTCCGAATTCATCATCGCTGAGCTTGTATGCTTCTTCTTCATCAAGCCAGTATGCCTGACCCTTTGATTTAACAATAGGAATCTTTCTGTCGCCTGATTCTGTCTTGATTGTTGTTGCAAGGCTTCTCATGATGTTTTCTTCTGTGAGTGCTTCAATGAGAGTTCTTTCAAATTCATCAGGTACTAAATAGCCACCTTCTGACTTTTCGCCGACTTCAAGGTCGTTTCTGATGTCACGGAAATTCTTGTTTCTGAGTGAATTCCAGAATGCTTCCTTGTATTCGTTTGATGATGTTGTAATCTTTTCACTCTTTCCCGGTGTGCCAAGAATTGGAGCATTAATAGGTGCTTTGAGAGCGTTTTCAAACTGTGCGAGCTTCTGTTCCCTTTCGATTGACTTGTTAAGGCCGTCAAGCTTGCTTTCCATTGCGTTGTATGTCTGATTATCATCATCAGATAATACGCCGTCTTTCTGTTTGCTGTCAAGGAATGTTCTCATGTCATTCCATGTTTTGTTTCTTTCTTCGATTAAATCTGTAAGTTTCATTTTTTTAAGTCCTTTCTGTTAAATATATTTTTTCTTGTAAAGTTCATTTACAAGGTCTGAAACTTTTCTGCCTGTTTCCTCTGATTTTGTGTATTTATCAATGCATTTTTTTCTTGCACTGTTAACACCAAATGCCATGGATTTAACTGAATGTGTGCCTGTTGACTTCTTATTTTCAGTCGTTACAGGTTCTTTTGGTTCGGGTTCAACAGGTTCTGTCGGTTCTGTTGGCTGTGGATTTTTCTTTTCTGCGTACAGAATTGAATCTACAAATCCCAGTTCCAACGCTTTGTTTGCGTTCATCCATGTTTCATCTTCCATCATCTGTGAAATTTCATCTCTTGCAAGACCTGTTTTCAGTTCATATGCGTTGATTATACTGTCTTTTACCTCATCGAGCATACGCTGTGTTTTTTCCATTTCTGCATGGTCACCATATGCCATTGTGGCAGGATTATGTATCATAATCATTCCTGTTGGTGCAATTGAAATTTCATCGCCTGCCATTGCTACAACAGATGCAGCTGATGCTGCTATGCCGTCAATTTTAACGGTAATTCTGCCGTTATGTTCTTTCAGCATTGTATAAATCTGCGATGCAGCAAAACATTCCCCACCGGGACTGTTAATCCAGACTGTAACATCTCCGGGGTGCTGTCTTAATTCCTCTTTGAATGCTGATGGTGTGATTTCATCTCCCCACCAACTTTCACTTGCTATAGCACCATCGAAAAATATTTCATTTTCATCTTCTTCACTGTTTTTTACTTTCCAGTTCCAGAATTTGTTCATACTGTTTCTTCTCCTTTCTCTGTTATTTTGTTATCATAGAACGCCCCTGCATCAACCAGTTTTGTAAACGAACCGTTTACTAAATACAGATTACCGCCCTCTTCATCAGGTATAGGGTTCATATCTTCCATTTCTCTGATGTCGTTTGCAGATAACCAACCATTTTGTCGTGCTGTTGCATAGCCACTCATACGGCTCGCATAGTCGCCCCTGAGTAAACCGTCAACATTGAATTTGATAAAATATTCCTTTTTCTCTCTTTCGGTAAACAACGATTGCTGTAAGCTCTGTTCCCATCGAACAAGCCATGGGTCAAGGGTATATTTAACGAATTCAAGCGACTGCTGTTCTATGTTTGAATAGGTTGCGTGATTTAAATCACCTATCATATGAAGTGGTACACGATATAATCTTGCAATTTCTTCAAGCTGAAATTCTCTTGTTTCAAGGAATTGTGAGTCATTGTTTGAAATTGAGATAGGTGTATACTTCATGCCCTCTTCAAGTACTGCTACTTTGTGGGCGTTTCCGCTTCCATACGCTTTTCGCCACGCTGTACGTACTCTTTCAGGGTCTTTGATTGTTCCGGGGTGTTCAAGTACACCGCTTGGACTTGCACCATTTGCAAAGAACGATGCACCGTATTCCTCACACGCTATTGAAATACCGATTGCATTTTTAGCTATTGCAATAGGGCTATAGCCGACAAGACCATCATAACCCAGTCCCGGAATATGCAGAACATCTTCACTTGTGAGATAATATGTTCCATTTCCTTTGACGTTCGGGTTCGCTTCGTCATATTTTCGGTAGATATAAACCAGACGATTTTCCTCGTCCCTGTTTACCTCCATTTTGTCAGGCATTAACGGATATAAACCGATTATTTCGCCCCTGCCGTTTCGGATAATCTGTGCATATGCATTGCCGTATGTTAATAAATGCCCCATGAGAGTTTCACGGAACACAAATGATGTCATTTCATTGTTTGGTGCATCGTGTAGCAAATAATATAGTGGGTGGTTTTCTGCCTTTTCTCTGCCCTCTGCGGTGTGTTTGTACACCTGTAGTGGCAACTGTGCAACCGCCTCTGAAATAACCCTTATACAGGCGTACACGGCTATCTGTTGCATTGCTGTTTTATCGTTTACGTGTTTTTTTGCAAACGGAGAACACCCGAACATGAATCTATAACTTGGGCTGTTATAGCTGTCTGTCGGACTCCTTGACTTTTTCAACTTTGAGAAAATTCCCATTCTTCTTATTCCTTTCACTACCGACAAACCGCTTTATTTTGTCGGTTTTTGTATATAATATAGGTTTTTCCTATATCTCAGAAAGTAATCATACCACGTGAATCGTAAACGCTTTCACTGTTAGTATTTCCACATCTGATAGCTCTGTCAAGTGCCATTATTGTGGCGACAGCACCATCTATTTTTTCAGTAGACTTTTCTTTATCTGCTTTAATGTTTCCGGCAGGGTCACGCCTGATGAAAATATTATCAACATTCCATCTTAAAACAGGGTGTCCGCCGTGTGCGATTCTTTTTTCAAGAACCAGTTTCATTAATTCCTTAGTCGGTGGGCTCATATCTTTGAACCCTTGCCCGAACGGAACGACTGTAAGACCCATTCCCTCTAAATTCTGAACCATTTCAGTCGCACCCCAACGGTCAAATGCTATTTCACGGATATTGTATTTTTCCCATAGTTTTTCAATGAATTTTTCAATGAATCCATAGTGAATAACATTACCCTCTGTGATCTGAATATAGCCCTGCCTGTGCCATACATCATACGGTACATGGTCACGTGCAACCCTGATTGTTAAATTATCCTCAGGAATCCAGAAAAACGGCAGAACATAATATATCCCATCGTCTTCATCAGGCGGAAAAACGAGCACAAAAGCCGTTAAGTCGGTTGTCTGTGATAAGTCAAGACCACCATAACAAACACGCCCTGCAAGCTCCTCAGGGTCTACAGTAGCGTTGCAAGAATCCCATTTTTCCATCGGCATCCACCTTACAGACTGCTTGACCCATTGATTGAGTCTTAGCTGTCTGAATGCGTTTTCTTCACCCGGATTTTGTCTTGCTGAGTCGCAAGCTGCCTGAACTTTTTCAATATTTATAGTTTCGCCCAGTGATGGGTTAGCTTTTAGCCATGTTTCAGGGTCTGTCCAGTCGTCTTTCTCGCTTGCACCATAGATAACAGGGTAGAATGTCTTATCATGTTTTCGTCCCTCAATTATATCCAGTGCTTTCTGATGCATTTCATAGCAGATTGATTTTGTGTCAGTCCCTGCGGTCGTAATCAGGAAGTAGAGCGGTTGAGTTCTTGCATCGCCTGAACCCTTTGTCATTACATCAAATAAATTTCTGTTTGGCTGTGTGTGTAATTCATCAAATACTACGCCTGAAATATTAAATCCGTGTTTTGTAGCTGCATCGGCTGACAACACCTGATAGAAACTATTTGTCGGTTGATAAATGATTCGCTTGTTTGCTTTCAACACCTTACAACGCCTTGCAAGTGCAGGACACATATTAACCATATCGGCTGCAACATCAAATACAATTGTTGCCTGTTGTCTGTCCGCTGCACAGCCGTAAACTTCCGCACGCTGTTCACCATCACCGCATAATTGCAATAATGCAATAGCAGCTGCAAGCTCTGATTTGCCGTTTTTCTTAGGAATTTCTATGTAGGCGGTGTTGAATTGGCGATAATTGTTTTCTTTTACAGTCCCATAGATATCACGGATAATTTTTTCTTGCCAGTCCATCAGTTCAAACGGTTTATTATACCATTCGCCTTTTGTATGACATAAACACTCAATGAAATTAACCGCAAAATCGGCTTTTTTCTTATCATAGTGAGAATTCTCGTCCATGAATCTTGTTGGTTTATAATCTTTCAGTTTTCGCATTTTTACACCGATTTTAGTAGTCTTTCCATAGGGTCTATGCTGTCTGATTCTGACTTTATTTGGGCATTTTCTTTTACTATACTGTAAATATTATTCCATGCAATATTAGCCTGTTTCAGATACTGACCTGAAATATCAACATAAGGCGATTTCATTTCAAGTCCTGTGGTCGGGTGTGCACCGATAAATCCCTTTTCAGAGATAATATTTTCACACTGTGCCCATCTTGCATAGTTCATCACATATTGCTCTATGAGGTGTGGCATTACCAGATTTTCACACCCGAATTTCCCTAAATATTGCATTAATTCGTCTCTGATTTGTTTCACACAGAGTTCCTGTCCGCATTGCTGTTTTTTGTCGAGCCTGTCAACATCAACAGAAATCGGGGTGTCTTTTTCTGTCATTTTGATTTTACATTGCTTGGGTTTTGCACCTGCATTTGCACGCTTTCCGCCCCTCGCTGTACCGTCTTTTGCCATTTTATCACCTCTTTCGGGGTTATCCCCCTGTTTGATTTCACCATTTTTGTTTTTGAGAGCCTCCCCCCGGTATCCACGTTTTGGGCTGTAGTGATTTTGATACCCCCTCCCCCCTCGTCAGATTTTGTCATCATAGGTGTAGAGTGGGTTCACGTCCTCTGTGAATGTTTTTTTATCGTGGCATGGTTTACATAGTGGTTGCCAGTTGTGCCAGTCCCAGAGCAATTCAGGACGGTTTCTATGCGGTGTGATGTGGTCTACTACTGTGGCAGAAACAAGCTTGCCTTGCTGTTGACATCGCACGCAAAACGGATGTGTCGCCAGA